CCAACTCCTCCTCCTGTTATGTACCTTATAGTTAGAGTTGTATTAGAAGGGGCAAGTCCATAAGTGCTGGTAAATAAGAAATTAGAGGGGTCATAGGCTTTGTATAGCTCTCCAGTTCCAGTACCATCTGTTATACTGTTATTTAATCTAAAAGGGTCTGGTAAAAATTCATCTTCGTTACTACCTGCAATCCCTGAGCCAAATTGTATTTCTAGTATACCTTTGGATGTAAACCTAGTTACAAATCTACGTGGTACTTTTTTTAATTTTAATTTGTTAGGAGCAACGTTACTATCTGAGTTTGTGTTTAGCTCTTCGCTAAAAACAGTATCTTGCCCTAAAAATGGTACCTCCGTCCATATGTTTCCATCGCTATCAGTAATGTCTAATACTCTTATTATATTATCTTCATCTATTTTTACTGTAGCGAATTTTTCTGCTAGAGTATACGTTTTAGTTGTAGTATTTATTGTGCCAGAATATGCTTTTACTTTTTTAGATATAATAAATTCAGCTGGATTACTGTTCTCATCTAAGGAAAATACTTTTACATCTGTCGGGTCATAAGAACTAGAGAAAGTAAAATCAATTGGTTTAGATGTTATAAAAGTTGGATTGTTTCCTACATCTGCACTTACTACTGAACCTTCGTTAATTTTTAATGCTTGATCCCAGTTAGGTTGATAGTTTAAACCTAAAGAAGATATATTTTGAGTTACTGTTAACTCTACCTCTGAAGCTGATGTCATTTTTGGCTTATACCCCATCATATAGGCTAAGGAGTACAAATTAGCAGGGTTTTTAGCGTGCTGCAAAAAAGTTTCCTGAAGTTGAGTGTCTTGGTAAAACGATAACACATCTCCTACATATGACGCCATTTCAATAAACATCATCCCAGGGGATGTTGGAGAGAAATCATTATATGCGTCAGGAAAGTAATTTTTGGCATACTCTATAAGTTGATTCTTAAAGTCACCAAATTCTTTGTTAATATATTTTATATCTCTACTCTCAGCCATTACTGTTCGAAATTAATTATTACTTCATCCTCTATATTTGTTCCTGTAACTCTATACTTTAAACTAAACTGTATAGTACCTGTTTCTGGATCTCCAACTGTTGATATGTCTATTGGTACAACTTTAGGAAAATATATGGATAAATCATCTTTTATTATCCCATCGATTTGTCGTACGGTTGATTCATTTAACGGTTCAAACAATAAGTTTTGTAATTGATTACCAAATAATGGATTAAGATACCTCTCTCCTCTTGCTGTAAGAAAATAGTTGATTAGATTAGTTTTAATAGCGTCACTAGATTGGTAAGTAGATGCAAATACACTTTTGCTAGAAAATGGCAAAGCTACACCTACAGCTTTTCTAGGCTGTAAATCTAAAGGGTCTATTTTTTTAACATCAAAAGGCATACTATGTTAGCTGTCCGCTACTTTTTTTATTAGCTAAATCTAAAACATCTTTAGCTTTTTGTACGAAGTCTAATTTAGATAGATCTAAACTACCTTGCATTGCTTCAACAGAAGTCATCCCCATGTTAGCAGCTTGTGTGGTAGCTAAGGAAGGTTTAGAGGCTCCTGCATTATTTACTATGTTATTGTAATCTGTACCTGTCATTTGACTTTTAGTCATATTAAGCATTTCCTGTAAACCTGCTGGTGTATTGCTAAAATCTAAATTTGTAGATTTAGGTACAGGGGGTAGCCCTATCATTTCAGCTAACTCCTGCTTAGATGGTTTTTTAGCTGATGACCAGTTACTTGTTCCTGGTTCTGGTGCTGGGCTATATTTTAGTGAGTTTGGTGTAGATGCAACTTTTACTGCTTCTGTTAACACTTCTTGTAACTCTTCCTTAATAGCTGCTCGCACTTCTTCTCGTATGATTTTACGTAATTGATCGAGTTTCATATATATAAATAGTTAAATTATGGAAGTTGATTATCTAATCTAAATTTTACTTCATCTAATAGTACATCAGTATCTGAACTAAAAGACGGCTGTCCTTTTATTACTGCCACTCCTTCATCTAGTGTTCTTGCAACACCAAATCTTCTTGGTGCAATCTCAGGTGAAGTTGGGTCTTTTTCTATCTCTAAAGCATATGTAATTCCATTTTCAGCAGTATACGTAAATGATCCTGGAGCTGCTTTGTCTTTTGGTGTAAGGTTTTGTAGTGAGTCTAGTAGTTTTTTAATATTGTCTTTAAAAGCATTTTGAGAAGTATCTCCAACTCCTTGACCTCCAATTCCACTTCCTCCTTGACCTCCTTGACCTCCTGTTCCACTTCCTCCTTGACCTCCAGTTCCAGTTCCTCCTTGACCTCCAGTTCCACTTCCTCCTTGACCTCCAATTCCAGTTCCTCCTTGACCTCCAATTCCAGTTCCTCCTTGGCCTCCTGTTCCAGTTCCAAGATTACTATCATTTATCTTTCTTAGGCTTTCGGTTAAAGCTTTAATAGCTCTATCTATACCCTGCTGATCGTTATTAAGATCTGATTNAGTAAATGCTCCNTTTTTTCCAGTTCCTGTACCTGCTATTACAACGTCTGTTGCTCCGTTGTCTATTTCATCTTGAGTACCTAGTCTTTTAATATTAGATAAGTTACCAGAATTATCTAAAGTAGAATTACCAACGAAAAGAGGTCCAAGAGTAGAAAAAATAGTAATACCATCATCATCCATTAAACCTAAATCTTTTAACTCATCTTCATTTATGTTACCGTTGTTTAGATCTTCTTGAATTTGAGCTGATACTTGGCAGGAAGAAATTGCAGATTCTGTTCTGGATAGTATGTCTGATATTGCAGAAAGTTGTGAGGTGGGAGTTTCTAGTACCGCCTCTATACCTGTTATAATTTCATCTATCTGATTTACCATTTCTTTTAGTTTTACTAAAAGATCTCCATACTTAACTGTGATATTAATTGGTATACCAAATCCAGGTGGAACAGACTGCGGTATAGGAAGAGAAGAAATTACTTTTATAATTACTTTTAAAGCTTTAACTGGTACTTTAAGTGTTTTAGGTAGCTTTTTAAACTTATTTAACCTACCGTTTATGCTTGATAAACTCTTGTTTAAATTTTGCTGTTTATTTTTTAGTCGATCTAACTTGCCCAACGTAGGACATCCTGCTACTCTAAAAGAGTCGGAAATTTGTGTTGTTTGAGCAATTACATTTGCAGATAGCTTACCTTGCAGTTTACCTACAATTTTAGCAATCCCTGCGGACATTCCGCTCTCTGGTAAATTAACGTATGCCATTACTCAGTAAATACTTTTTTAGATTTCAAATTAGGTATTCTATTTTTTAAAATAGGTATAATTGGAAGTATAGCGTTACATAAAGCGATTACTTTAGCAACAAATACCGGTGGGGAGGGTGGTGCAGTAGCTATACCTTTGACTAGCTGTTCAAATTGACTTAACCAATCTTCCAGCCATAGTGCAGTAGTTTCTCCTTTTAACACAGGTTCTTGTTCTCTTTTTAATGCGGCTACTCCTAAGTATATTTTCTTAGCATCTAACCCTACATATTCTTCTCCGTCTAAGCTTACTGTTTTAGCATTTAAACCTATACCTTCTTTAGCTGAGAATAATGCATGCTCATCATAAGCATTAAAATATAAACGACCAGAGTTAATAATTACCTGAGCTCCTTTGAATTTATTTGCTTCTTCTGGTTCTTCACTCCAAGCATCTCTCTTTATATTTGCTTGTTCTAGATCTATAGTATGATCTGATGTAAGGTATATAGATGATTTATCTTCATTAATACTTTCTATTATTGCTTCATCTCCTGTACCAACTTCTTTTTGTCCGTTCTTTAATATAGTAAGCGGCTGTCCATTATTACTGTCGTCAATCCATTCGTTGGAATCAAACTTAGTGCCCGTCATCCTAATAGATTGACCGTGTCTTCCTTCTATAGAAATATCACCAGGGAATAGTTGCAAAGGATTAACTTTATCCACTTCTTCAAAATACTCTCCTAAGTCCGCTTGACTTTCTTGATCATCGAATTGTATTGTATCTGGGTAAGCATTATGGTGAGGATGGTTCCATAATGGTGAAATTGTCATCCAGTACTTTTTTTGTGCTTTAGGTCTTCCTTCTCTATTCTCAGAAGGTTGAGATATTAAATCTATAATCTCACCTTTTAAAGGGACCCTCCTTATATTAGGATTACCGCAATAAGCAAATGATAAATCTTGATCTTCTCCTTCTTCTCTTGCTGCATTTAGAGGTCTATAAAATACTCCATTTAGACTTTGAGATTTACCGTAATCGTTATATTTAGGATGAAAGGCATCCATAATAACATCTACTACTCTCCCGTAAAGACCAGATGGTGTTGCAGTAGTACTTGATAAACCACCTCCTCTTCTGGAAGTTTTGAGTCCTGTGTTAAATGCCATCTTCGGTTTCTGCAGAATTATTAGATACTTCTTTTGCCTGCTCTTCTAATGCGTTAGTTTCATCTAAGAGATCTTGTAGATCAGAAAAGTCAAAGTCACTTCCAGTTTCTCCTTTAGCTTGAGCGCTTTCCATCCTTTGAATGATTGTCGCTAACTTTACTAATGCATCGTCATTCTTTACTCCTATTTCCATATATTCTTTTATCATAGGAACAATAAGAGTTGCGTCACCTATACTCTCAATGAGAGGTTTTAATTCACTTATTAATGACTTTACCTGTCCTTTAGTCTCTTTTGAATTGTCGTAGATTTCACCAAAAAGATCAGATAGAGTTTTTCCTTTAAATATTTCTTTATCTAAACTCATAATAGTTATTTATAATAAATAGACTTACAAAGGATTATTATTTAATAACCCTTGATCGTAATAAAATAAATACTTCCTCATCCATTCTTCCTTTAGAATAGATATAACTTTAGTAAGATGCGGTGTTTCACAATCTGTCATCTCTCGAATATAGATGTATAGAGCTTTCTTTTTAAATAGATCTAAATCATGACGTGTCTTAAATATAGTAAGAACAGCATCTGCTATTTGTTTATCTGAGTTTTTTATGAAGAGATTATCTAGATCTTCATACATCTCCTCAACCCATTCGTCTAAGAAGTTAGAGAGTGAGATAGCAGAAGGAGAATCTAGATCTAAAGAGAATTCAAATGAATCCTCTATATCAGAAAAAGAACCTATCTGTTTTAACCGCTTGTAGTTTTTATTATTGTAGTTAATTAACCACCTTTTAACGATGGTGCCGAAGTAGGAATAAGCTTTTGCTCCATTATCAGGATCAAACTTCATTATTTTCTCTTCTAATAAGACTGCAACAATTTCATGCTTTAAGTCCTCTATTTTTTCTACATCTGTATAATAAAACTTAAACGTATGTATTATATTCTCTGCTAATTTATAAAAGGGTAAGTAAATGTGCTCTGTAAATATTTTAGCTCGATATTCCGAATCTGTAGAGACATTATATTTTTTTATATATTCTTCTGTTTCTGAAGTAAAGTAATTAGCTTTGGATTTCTTCCTTGCCATAATTATCTGGGAGCATATATCTGTTCAATTCATTTTGAACTTCTTTCATTTGATTAAAAAACTCACCAACTTCGTCATCTGATTGAAAAGTCCCTTGCTCATCTAAGGTCTTTAAGTGTTGACGTGAAGCAGAAACTGTTTTAGATATATTTTGAAGGTATTCTACCTGATCTTTAACTACATCTTCGTAATTTTCCACTTTTTTTAGTAGGTTATTAATAATATACACTAAAACTAGACTAAAGGCAACTAAAACTCCAATTATTATTTGATAAACTAACATTTTATAGATTTTTTAACATATTAGATAGTCCTTCTGAAGCTTTTACGGGTCTTCCTGTAGAAGAACTTGTTTTCTGTACTTTCGGAGTAGCAGAACCACCATTAGCTTTCCACATATCATACTCAACCTTGGACGCTAAAAAGTCTGCCGTGTGTAGAACTGAGATAATTGATGTTTTTTGTCTTGAACCTTCTTGATGACTGA